TGGGAATCAGCAGATTATTCTAGAGAATATATGGTTATGGCGGATGTTGCTAGAGGAGATGGCAAAGACTTTTCAGCATTCCATGTAATGGATATAGCTACAAACACACAAGTAGCAGAATATAGGGGACAAATGTCACCTAAAGAATTTGGATACATGCTAGTAGCTATTGCTACTGAATATAACAATGCTTTATTAGTTGTAGAAAATGCTACAATTGGGTGGGCAGCACTTGACGCTATAATAGAAAGAGGATATAGAAATTTATACCATTCCCCCAAATCTGATCACCTTACTTCAGAATCGTATTTAAAAATATACGAAGGCGATTCAAATATGACCCCTGGCTTTACAATGTCATTAAGAACTCGTCCTCTTGTAGTAAATAAAATGAGAGAATATATCGGAGACAAAAGTGTTATAATCCAATCTAAACGCTTGTTGGAAGAAATGAGAGTATTTGTTTGGAAAAATGGAAGACCTGAAGCACAACTTGGTTATAACGATGATTTAGTAATGTCTTTTGCAATAGGAATGTATTTAAGAGATACTTCATTAAAATTCCAACAACAAAGCTTAGATATGACCCGAGCAGCTCTTGGAAATATAACAAAAAATACATACGTTGGAGCATACAATCCAAACAATGTAGCAAACCCATATTCAATGAACACAAAATATGGGCAGGAGAGCATTAATTGGCTCTTATAATATTTATCATAAACATAAAAAATGGCAGACACTAGTTTATTTACCCGATTAAAACGTTTATTTTCAACAGACGTTATCATTCGCAACCAAGGTGGCAATCAACTTAAAGTGATTGATGTTGATTCTATACAAACTACGGGAGATGTAGCAACAAACTCTGTAATGGACAGATATAATCGTCTATATTCCCCGTCTTCAACATCACTATTTGGTCAACAATTAAACATAAACTACCAATACCTTCGTACCATGATCTATTCAGATTATGATACAATGGATTATGACGCTATTGTTTCTTCTGCTTTAGATATCATTTCTGATGAGTGTACTCTTAAAAACGATATGGGAGAAATACTTCAAATTAGAAGCTCAAATGAAGATATTCAAAAGATATTATACAATTTGTTTTATGATGTATTAAATATTGAATTTAATTTGTGGTCTTGGATTCGCCAAATGAATAAATATGGTGATTTTTTCTTAAAACTTGAAATAGCAGAAAAATTTGGTGTATATAATGTAATACCTTACACAGCTTACCATATTCAAAGACAAGAAAACTATGATCCTGAGCATCCAAATGCTGTAAGATTTAAATATTCCCCTGAAGGATTCTACTCAGGAGGATCAGGATATTATGGTGTGCCCAACACTTTTGAGAAAGATCAAAATGCTATATATTTTGACAATTATGAAATGGCCCATTTTAGATTAATAACCGACGTTAATTATCTTCCTTATGGCCGTTCATACCTAGAACCCGCTCGCAGATTATTTAAGCAATACATTCTAATGGAAGATGCGATGTTAATCAATAGAATTTCTCGCAGCCCAGATAGAAGAATATTTTATATCAATGTTGGTTCTATTCCTCCTGCTGAAGTAGAAAACTTTATGCAAAAAACTATTTCAACATTAAAACGTACTCCGTTGATTGACCACGAAACAGGCCAATACAATTTGAAATATAATATGCAAAACCTACTTGAGGATTTCTATATTCCTGTAAGAGGCAACGATACTGTAACTAAAATTGACACCGCTCAGGGCTTACAATTTGACGGCATTACAGACGTAACGTATTTAAGAGACAAATTATTTGCTGCTCTTAAGGTTCCCAAAGCATTTATGGGATACGAAAAAGATTTAACAGGTAAAGCAACATTAGCTGCTGAAGATATTAGATTTGCTCGCACGATTGATAGAATCCAACGTATTGCCCTGTCTGAATTGTATAAAATAGCACTAGTACATTTATATTCTCAAGGATATAACGGAGACGAATTAACAAACTTTGAGCTAGATTTAACAACACCTTCGATCATTTACGATCAAGAAAAGATAGCGTTATTAACCCAAAAGGTAGATTTAGCTCAAAAAATTATGGAAACTAAATTACTGCCCACTGATTGGATTTACGATAATATATTCCACTTAAGTGAAGACCAATACGAAGAATATAGAGATTTGATAGTTGAGGACCAAAAACGTGCCTTTAGAAACAAACAAGTATCGGAAGAGGGCAATGATCCTAAACTTACAGGTAAATCTTATGGTACACCCCACGATTTAGCTTCATTGTACGGAAGAGGAAGATATGAGGATAATACAGTTCCTGATGGATACGACGAAAAAGTACCATTAGGCCGCCCTGAAGAAAAATCCACAGACCGAAACTCTCAAGAAAGCCCGTTTGGAAAAGATAGACTAGGCAATAGAGGAGCAAAATTTGACGACAATGAATCAGATTCTATTCGCCCGCAATACAAAGGCGGTTCTCCGTTAGCGTTAGAAGCAAAACAAATATATCTTAAAAATAAAAGCCTAATAGAAAGTTTAGCAACCTCGGCCCGCTCTATCAAAGAAAATAAAGAAATTTCGTTTTTAGACGAAAATAATATAATGGAATAAATATTCCGATATATTTATAATAAAAAAAGCCTAGGCTAATGAATATAAAACATTCAAAGATAAAAAATACGGGGATTTTATTTGAACTTTTAGTTCGTCAAATCACCGCTGATACCTTATCTGGAAAAGAATCCAAAGCAGTCAATATTTTAAAAAAATATTTTGTTAAAAGTGAATTAGGAAAAGAATATAAACTTTACGAAACTTTATCTAAACACAGAAACCTTACAGAGGGCAAAGCCGAAATAGTTATCAATTCTATTGTAGAAACTTCTAAAGGCTTAAACAGAGGGGCAATTAAAAGACAAAAATATAATTTAATTAAAGAAATCTCCACTCACTATAATATTGAAGATTTTTTTAAAACCAAACTCCCCAATTATAAACTTCACGCTTCCCTCTACACTCTACTAGAACTATACAACACCAACATAAACAACCCAGACCAACTTATTGAAAATAAAATCAATATTTTAGAAACATTAACATCTAAATCGGTTAATAAACAAAAAGTTAAAGAAGATATTCTTGTAGAGTTCCAATCGTACGATAAAGACCTTCGTATTTTAACATATAAAGTTCTTTTAGAAAAGTTTAATGAAAAATATTCATCACTAAACAACGATCAAAAATTAATATTAAAAGAATTTGTTAATTCTGTTGATTCAACTCCAAAATTAAGAGATTTTTATAATACTAAAATTGAAGAACTTAAAACAAAATTAACTGCTTTGTCTCCTAAAGTTGCAGATAAAACTGTTCAAATTAAACTAGACGAAGTAATTAAATTATTAACCCCATTATCTAAATCTCACAAAGTAGACGACGACAATTTAATAAATTTATTACAATACTATGAACTTTTAAACGAAATTAAAAATATTCATGGGAAAGTATAAATATAAACTTAAAGAAACAAGCACTATAGCTAGTAATTCTGGTTTCACATCAGGAACCGCAGGTGAGAATATTGCTACTCCTAGAGCCTTTAAAAAATCTACAAAAGGAAATTATGGAGCATATGCTCAAGTAGGATACAAACCAGTTAAAGAAGGTCCTGGTGCTAACATGGGTCCTGGTCCTAAAGCCGGTCCTAAAGGAGTAACAGATAATACTTATGTAAAAACATTTAAATACAAGTTAGTGAACCAACCAGCATTGAACAAAGCTGCTAAAGGAATTGAAGTTAAACAATTGTGGGAAACCATAGAAGTAGAAGACTACTTAAATACTCTAAACGTAACCAGTCCTGAAAGAAGAGAATTTTTAACACAACGTTTAGGCGGATTTAATATCTTAGAACAAAAATTAAATCAATTAGTGCCCTTATTACAAGCAGCAAGAAATAAAACCCTGGACTACTATAAAAATAATCCATCATCATACGCTGTTTTATATTCAACAGATGGCGCTATTGAATTGATAGATGATATAATTAATTCCTTTACCCCAGAAACCAACCAAAACCAATAACAATATGGCAAATATACCCGTAAATTTCGGAGGAGTAATATTAACAGCAGGGCAATCCACCACTGGATCTTTTGCTGGTATTCAAAGTTTAGGAACCGGCTCCATTAATTCCCCCACCGGTTCTATAATTACTACTTTTAAATATGGAGCAGGAATAAATGCTAACGGAACTGTAATTGAAGCAACGGGCCCTTCATTTACTTTACCCGCTGGAGAGACAATAAATTTATTTATAACATCCGCAAGTTTAGGAGCCTTAAGCGCACCAGTAATTTTATACACATAATATTTATAATTATGAAAACACTACAAAATCAATATACTGCTATTACAGAAGGTAAAGGAAATAAAGACCATTTTTTAAAACAAGCCCGTCATTTATTTCCCGAGCTTTTGACTGTAAATACTACATTTAACGATGCCATTACAATATTAAAAGGCAAAAACATTCTAACAGAAGCCGTAGGTGGTATTGTCACTCAAAACCCAAACAAACCAGATTGGTTTAAGATTTTTAACACAAACATAAAAGAAGCTGTTGGTGTTAAGGATAAAAAAGAATACGGTGACCAAAATACCTTTGAAAAAATAGACAAAGATGTAGCTAAAGCCTTAGAAAGCAATTTTGATAATAGCGATCCTAAAAACATAGATAATGTTTACGGCCAATCATTCTTAATAGGCTATTTAGCCGAAATGGATGATCCTAAAAATGCAGAAAAAACAGTAGACGAATTAAAACAAATTGTAGCCAAAAACATGGCTAAAGATATTAACTATTACGCTAAAAACGGAATGTTTGCTGTTAAAGGCATTGGCTTAGAAACATCTACTGAACCTAAAGCACCAAAAGGCAAATACAAGTCTAGTGGATACGGTGATTTAAAAGAAAACAAAGAAAACAAACCAGAAAACCCATATAGTCTATACAAAAGTCACCCTAAATTTAAAGAAGCAGAACAAGCAATTGCTAAAGCCTTAAAAACAGCTACTAAACGGGAAGATGTTGAAAATATATTAAAAAATTATCGTGAAGCTGGAGCAGATGATACTGCCTCTAGAGAAGCTATATTTGCTGCTTTCAATAAAAAACTAAATGAATCTAAACTTCGCTCATTAGTTCGCAATTTAATAAAAGAAGAATTAAACGAAGGCTATGGTATGTCCTTAGAAGATGCTAAAGCTGAAGCTCAACGCATATCCCAAGAAGAGGGTGTAGTACAACACGTTGAAGAAACATCAGAAGGATCTGGAGAGTACAGAGTATCAGATTGGTACGATTCAGATTTAACTGTTGCTTCATACCAAAACGGAATGGAATTATAACCATGAAACAAGTACTCATAGAAACAATCCCGTTTAGCATATCTCCTGTTCAATTAACAGAAGGTATGAGAGCTCCATCAGGTAATCCTATGGTAGAAGGGATATTAGCTACAGCCGAAGTAAAAAACGGAAACGGCAGATACTATTCAAAGGATTTATGGGAACGTGAAATAGATAAATATCAAGAAATTGTTAAACAAAATAGAGCAACCGGTGAACTTGATCACCCCGAATCTTCAATCATAAACCTAAAAAATGTATCCCACATCATTCGAGAATTATGGTGGAATGGAGATAAAGTATTAGGTAAAATAGAAATTCTCCCAACAACATCAGGTAACATCCTTAAAGCTTTAATCGACAACAGAGTTCAAGTTGGTGTTTCAAGTAGAGGAATGGGCTCGCTAAAACAAATGGGAGAAACATTAGAAGTACAAGACGACTTTGAACTACTTTGTTGGGATTTTGTATCAACCCCATCCAACCCAGGATCATATATGCACTTAATTAAAGAAGGTAAAGAAAATAACATCAATCCTTACTCTAAAGCAAACAGTATTCTCACAGATATTCTTTGCGCTAACGGAACTTGCCCTCTTTTTTAATACAACACGCCCCCCTCTAAGGGTAGTCCCCTTAGACCAACCCTCCCCTAAAAAGGAGGGTTTCTTTTTGCGATTTTTATAACTTTTGATATATGTATCGATGTAATATGCTATCTACAGATATAGCATCGATATTAATATAATTTTATTACGCTTCATTGAATAAGCGTATTTCCCCTAAAAAATTTGAGGACAAACAAAATGAATAGCAACAGAGATTTGCTTAAAGAAGCAATCGCCGACGCTAAAGCTGTCAAGGAAACAGCAATAGCAAATGCAAAAGCCGCTCTTGAAGAAAGTTTTGGTCCATTTTTGAGAGAAAAGCTAGCTGCAAAGATAGCTGAAATAGACGAAATGGAAGAAAATTACGAGATGGAGGAAGGCAAAGAAGAAATGGAAGAAGGTTATGGAGAAGAAATGGAAGAGTCTTACGAAATGGAAGAAGGCAAAGAAGAAATGGATGAAGAACTTGACCTAGAAGCTCTTCTTAGAGAACTCGAAGGAGAAGACATAACTGAAGGTGAAGAAGATCTTATTAACAACCCAGGAGGCGCTGGCAATTTACCCAAATATCAAGATATGATCGAAGAAGAAGACGAAGAAGAAATGGGTGAAGAAGAAATCAGCATTGAAGATATGTCTGAAGAAGATCTTAAAAAATTCATCGAAGACGTAATTGCCGACATGGTTGAAGCTGGTGAATTAGAAGCCGGTGAAGGCATGGAAGGTGAAGAAGAAATGGAAAGTGAAGAAGAAGTTGACATCGAAGAATTAATGGCCGAAGTTAAAAAAGAAAAAATAAAATCAAAAGGCCGTGAAGAAATCGAAGCAGCTAAAAGAAAAACTAAAGAAGCTGAAATGAAGAAAGAAAAAGCTGAAAAAGAACTTAAGGAAGCTTACAACACCATTGAAGAAATGAAAAAAACACTCAATGAAATTAACTTACTTAACGCTAAACTTCTTTACACTAACAAAATCTTCAAATCTAAGAGTTTAACCGAATCCCAAAAAGTAAAAGTACTAGCTGCTTTCGATAAAGCAACTAGCAAAAAAGAAGCTCAACTTGTTTATGAAACATTGCTTGAAGGTTTCCAACAAAAGAAATCTTCTATTACTGAATCTAAATTAGGTTCTGCTTCTAAAGTAATCGGAAATCCTGCCCCGAAACAGCCCATCATTGAAGTAAACAATCAGTTTGCAAGATGGCAAAAATTAGCAGGTATTAAATAATGTTTAACAATTAAAAAACCCTTAAAAACATGTCACAAGTACAGCAATTATTAGAATCCGCAGCGGGCACATGGAAAAACTTGCAAAGCGACGCTGCTAAATTGGCCACTAAGTGGTCAAAAACCGGTCTCCTAGAAGGTCTAGACGAGATCAACAGAAACAATATGTCATTATTGTTAGAAAACCAAGCCAAGCAATTGGTGGTTGAATCCAACCAAATCGCCTCTAACTCAGGTTACACTGTAGGTACACAAGGTGAAAACTGGGCTGGTATTGCTCTTCCTTTAGTAAGAAAAGTATTCGGTACTATCGTAGCTAAAGAATTCGTTTCTGTTCAACCTATGAACATGCCTTCTGGTCTTGTGTTCTTCTTAGATTTCCAATACGGAAACTCTAAAACTCCTTTTACCTCAGGCCAATCATTATATGGTAACAGAAATGCTTCAGGTCAATTCCCATTCCAAACTACTGCAACTGAAGGTGGTTTATATGGTGCTGGTAGATTCGCATATTCTACCAACCAGTTCTCTTCCTCTATATGGGTATCTGCTTCTGTTAGTAATGTTCCTCCTACA